TTCCAGGACGGCTACTACCGCTGTATCGCTGATCCCTCCTTCATGAAGGATCTGCGTGCTGATCAAGGCTTCCGCGAAGTGGCCCGTTACCCTGGCATGGGTCAGCCCAACCCTCTGATGGGTATGGCTTCCCCCAACGCTGCTCTGTATCAGGGCGGTCAGTACGGCCAAGCTCAATTCGTGGCTGGAGAGCCAATTATGCCTTCGGGATTCGTCTTCGAGGGTGTCCGCTTCTTCGAGTCCACCAACTTCCCCGACAAGACCGCTACCGTCGACATTGGCGATGGCAACGGTGCTTCTAGCCGCACTACCCCTGCTGGTCTGTTCTTCGGTCCTCAGGCTGTTGGCGTTGGTATCGGTGGCCCTAATGCTCAGGTACTGATTAATAACAACGACGATTTCAGTCGCTTCATTATTCTTATCTGGCAACTTTATGCTGGTTTCGCGAACCTGAATAAGGACTTCGTGACCACCGCCTTCACCGTTACTGAGTGATAAAGGAGGTACTTAACTAATGGCATCTTACAAAGCTGAAGCCGGTGCTATTCTCCAGCCCGGTAATCAAATCTCTCGCCTGTCCTCCTATAACACCGAAGGTGTTTATGGTCTGCCCGGCGTGGAAGCTTATGAGCTGATCGGCTACGTTAAAATCAATAACGCAGCTGCCGATAAAGCTAGCTACAAGAGCTTCAACATCACCATCCCTTCTCCCGACCGCCGTCCTGATGACCGCGTTCGTGACGATCGGACTTCCATGGTTGTCCAAGCCTCTGCTGCTCGCCCTGGTTACATCTACGGCGCGTCTCTGGCCCTGGCTCAGGACATCCCTGCAGGCGGTCTTGCAACCTACCCTGCTTCCCCTGTCACCTGTGACCTGGCTGGTACCAACACCGAGGTGCTGCTCCTGGGTCCCGACAACAGCGGCAACCCTCTGGGTATCCCCGGCACTCAGCTGAACGGCCTCGCCGCAGCTAGCGCTAGCCTGACCATTGGTGCTTCCGGCATCGCCCAGGGCACCAGCGACACTACCGCTGCTGACCTTCCCTTCTGGACTGGCGTGACCTCCACCATCGCAGCTGCCGACGCCGCCAACTCGATGATGTACAAGGTGACCGCTGACACCACCATGAAGGTGTACAACCTCAACGCTGTTGCTAACACCACCATCACTGGTGACGGTGTCAACATCAGTGCTGATGACATCACCGCTGGCAAGGCCGCTTATCTGGTCTGCCGTGTCAACTACCTGCGTCCTGCTGCAGCTGCTAGCTGGAACGACATCCAGGGCCTGGTTGACTTCGCTTCCCAGCTGGGTGGCAACGACGAGTGATAATTTCACTTTCATAATAATGAGCGGGTCCTTGAGGCCCGCTTTTTTATTGCTACGAAAGTTAATTTTGTTATGCTATAGCTGTGAACTAACGTCTTTATGCTGTACCAAAACAAAGTAACTGGTGGACTTGTCGAAGTCATCTCACAGCACGGTGAGGGCATCAAGATGTGTCTCGATGCTAATGAAGAAGTCCTGTACCTCAATGACGAGGATTTAGTGCCCCATTTGGAGGCGACGACCCAGCAAATTAAGGATGAAGAGAGATTGACTGAATCTCTCGCATCTGAAGGTGTTCGTCCTGCGAAACCCACCAAAAAAGAGACATTCCCTGTTGACACACGGGTAAATCTGAACCTTGCATCAGCTCGTCAAATCGCTGATTCTTTACCTGGTGTAGGACTTAAAACTGCACGAGATATCAAGGACTTGCAGCTGTCACTACCTGGTGAACGCTTCTCTCGTCTTGAGCAACTCAAGAGCATCAAGCGTGTTGACTGGGATGAGATCTTCAAAGAGAATCTCGTGCGCGTAGAGTAATTATTGGCGCGTGTTAGTCTGTTATTGGTGCATAAAATTCTGCACAATAGCAGTGGTCTGGTAAATGCAGCTAGATAGTTTCATACAATCAAAGGTACGTTGGCACCTCGGTTACAACTTAACCTCAATCCCTGCTGGTGACTTAGCGCGATTGCAAGAGGCATTAGATAATGTCCAGGACTCTTTTTGGGTCAGCAAGATTGTCGAGCAGGTGAATCGTTGCGACGAGGCTGAAAAGCGTACTGATATGACCGGGACCATGAATAATTCAACGGTCCCTCGCGGTCGTATTGAGTCAATCGCAGGTGACGTTGACCGGACAATTGCGACCACGGACTTCAAGGAAACATTGAAAACGTGGACACAGATATACTTGTACGAAACAGATAGATTAGCGTTGCATTTATATGTACCGAATTATCGCAACCCTGAGCAAGCTCGGTACCGTTTCAATAGGGAAGGGGCTGAATTCATTCAGGCTTTACCTGGGCCTGCTGATGTTGCTGTTGGCACCCGCATTCATTTCGAAACCAATTTCCGCTGAGACAATGAGTCTTTCAATTAAACAGACTGCTGGAATTCTCAAGAAAGCGGGATTTAAGGATGCAGATATTCCGATCATGGTTGCGATCGGTATGGGGGAATCGGGACTGAACCCGAAAGCGCATAATCCTACATACCCAGATGACTCATTCGGTGTCTGGCAAATCAATATGCTGGATGATCCAAGAAATGATTATTTTCTGGGAGCAGAGAGACGTGCACGTTATGGTCTCAAATCAAATGAGCAACTAAAAGATCCGCTGACAAACGCCAAAGCTGCTCTTGACATAAGAAATACCCAAGGTCTTAATGCTTGGTCCGTTTATAAGCACGGCATCTACAAAGATCATCTTCCCCAGGTACAGAAAGAGCTTGCAGGCGGTATTCCTGATGCACCTTCCTCGACAGAGTTTGCACAGGACTACGCCAAAAAGGTTCAAGGCAAGGAGCCAGTCAATGTCCTTGCATTAAAAGACGGTGTCCAGGGTGTTCTAGATAAGACATCAGGAAAGTTCACTGCTAGGGATTTCACAGATGCCGAAGCTCTTCGCTATGAGCGGTACGGCGGCAAGATCCCTGAAGACAATAAAAACGTGCTTGAAAAAACACAGGACTTTGTCAAGAGCTATTTCTTACGATGAGATTTGCTCAAGTCCCTGGCTATAGCCAAGCATTTCCTGTCACCTACAGGAACATGTATAACGACTATTCAATGGTGAGTGCGGGGTTGAGCGATCCATTTCAACCTAGCAAGAAAGAAAAGCACACTCCCTGTAATTTTGTTGTCTCCTACACAGGTGAGGACGATCCTCGCTTTCAGTTAAACAATCCTGCTTACATGCGTGAGGTCACTAGGTCTTATGCAGACAACATCCCCCAAGTCGTCCTAAACAAAAAACCGGTGCAAGCGACATGGTCAAACCAACCACAGAACTAGGTTATATGTATGGCATTCGTAGGAATGCAGTACCAAGAGAGCGTTCTGGACCAAGTAACGCGGGTAAATTTTTTTATGGGCAAAGAGGACGTATGGCTGGAGAAAGACTTCAGTTAGACTTATTACAACCCGAAGAACTTCCTAGTCCTTACACTAAAGGCGATCGACTCACAAAGAGATTCCAAGACTTTAGTGATTCTTTGATCTAATTATCATGGCTGACAAAAAAATGCCCCCCGAGCTTCTTGCTCACTTTAAGAAAAAAGGTGAAGGCAAGGAAGACCATAAAAAGTCTGACAAAGATAAGCGTAAAGAAGCCCTTGAAAAGGCCAAGGGTCGCATGAAAGAAAAGAAAAAGGGTTAATCCAATACCGCTATAATACAGTTAACGTAACCCGCTGAATAAACGTGTCGAGCAGTAGTTCTAATAAGCAGCCGATGATGATCGATCGGCCGGCGACGACGTCGACCTTATTGACTGTAGCTTCGGGCCAAGACTTCTTGACGAGTCTGGTCCCTACTGCAGTTGGTAACGCTACCAAGGTGTTTGATGTCGACTCTGCTGCTACAGACACGTCCATTTCTGGTGCATATATTGACGAGATTTTTCTACAGTACACGAAGCGTGTAATTGAGAAAATCGATGCGAAGAGTGCTGTAACCGGCACTTATTCCGCGAACGGCACATCGATTACGGTGACCATTTCTGCTGGACACAATGTTCAGGTAGGTCAAAAAGTTTTCTTAGATATCACGACTCGTAGCTCTGGTAACGATCCTATTGACCAGGAAGCAACGGTCACAGCGGTTACACCAACGACTTTCGTTGCAACCATCGGTTCGATCAGCGGCACGATTACCGGTAATGTCAGCTGCTTCTTGCCAATTGATATTTGTTTCTACCTTGTAAACGTTGGTACTGTCAGCAACACCAACCAGTTCTTCCCTCTTTTTGTCGCCAGTATCCCTGCGACTTACGAGAACACCAATTACAGCCTGACTGTGAACGAGGTTCTTCCTCTAATCAATCACCCTGTTGTTCAGGCTGGTGCAAACTTTACAGGAGCCAACAGTAAGGTCTCTCCTAAGCTCCGTGGCTTGATGCTTAATCGTGGTCAAGCTCTTTATGCAGCTGCCAGCGGCGCATCTGCTCTTACAAACGGCTTCTATGTGGGTGTGCAGGGCGGATACTATTGATTTCTAATCATGCCATTCGAAGTAAGCGGGTTTGGAAACTCTTCGAACGGTGGATTTGATTCCAAATTTACAAAGAAGTTTGATAAGCTAACTGATTTTGGTTCTAAAAAACCAAAACCTTTTGTTCCGCGTGCTTTTAATTTTGAGCCAGCCGACGCAGAAAGTGACAGTGAGACAAAGTTCTATAACCGAGACGCTCTTTGGAACCGCTGGCGTCGTGGCTATGATCTTTATAGCATCACACAAACATATCTAGGTTCTAATTCAAAAGAAAGAAATACCAGAGGCGACTTTAGGATGTACTGCTCATTCCAGCAGTTTCCGGGTGTCTTTATTCCTGCAAGGATCTTTACATTTCCGAGCAGTAGCACTGAAATTGATGAACAAGTTGTTGCCATAAGAGACACAGACAGCTTCAATTGTTATGAGTTTGGCTTGCCTATTGAACAAGTCAGGTATTTGGGTCCGATTGTAGAGGGTACCTATAGCCAATCAGGTACGACTTTGACAATCACTAAGTCTGAACACGGTTTTTTGATTAACGAGAATATTTCTTTAGTGGTGGAGACAGGATCAGCAGTAAGTGAAACAGTAACAATCAGTGCTGTCACACAAAATACTATTACTTGCACTGCATCCACGAGTCTTTCTACCAGCGGTAATCTGGATTTCAGGTTGTCGACAACTTTTAGTGACCTGCGCTGGACACAGATGCGTGTCAAAGTACGTTTTATTCCTCCTACAGGTAATTTTTTAAAGGACGAGAGGATGACGGATAGGGTCATCGAGCGTGATCCAGGTTTGGATGCTACATATTCACAATCGACGACCACAATTACTGTGACTTGTGCTCAGGACCACGGTCTTAGTACAGGAAATAAGGTGTTTTTAGAGGTCTCTACAGGTTCAGCTGTAACGAATTTGTACGATGTGACCGTTATTAATGCAACACGATTTACAGTTACGTCTCTGACAAGCGCTACAACTTCTGGTAACGCCAAAGTATTTAGACGCATACGGGGTTTTGACTACAACGACTATGTCGGATACACCTGTACAGGTATCGACGCACAAAATGAAGAGATTTTATTTCAACGCGCTGATAGTTACGCCACAAAAATTGTTAATGATCGTCCAACTACGATCACTCCTGCTCATCGAGGGTTTACAGTCGGACGTTTTCTTTCTACTGAGATTCGTTATCAGTGCAGTTGCTCTGATTTCTTGCGTCGCGAGAGATTTAATCTCTACAAAGAGGCGACGAGACGTCAATTTCCCTCAACAACTATTACAAATGTAAAGCCTGGTCAGAGACAGGATCGTGATGGGAATGTAATTAACACGAGAGACGATGTTGGCGTCTACAGCGACTTCGGTTATGTAGCCGTGAATAACTTCTACAACCTACCTACATACGAAGACAGTTCTGAATTCTCATATCCGAATCTTTTGTACTATCAGGCACGTTGGTGCAAGCACATTTACGCTGCGATGTGGTCAGTAGTGCACGATGAAGGTAATAATCCAATCGATATCACAGCCAGCTATACCCAGAATGGGCCAGTTATCACCGTATCGGCTATAAATCATGGGCTGACTGTGAATACACGTGTTCGGTTTGAAATAACCAGCGGTAACGTACTTGACGGTGAGTACACAGTGTCATCTGTACCTGATGCAAACACCTTTACTGTCATTTATCCTTTCTCGCAGACTGCAATTCTTGGCTATTGCGTAGTCAGAAGCTTGAAAAAGCATGAATATGTTGGTGCTTGGCTACGGGAGCCTAGTGATCAGCCTCTGGGTATTGCTTTAGAGCGTTTCTATGACAATTTAGAGAAAGAAAACAGCCGTGTAAGAGAGTCAGCGGAGCGTTTATCGACATACGGCTATGGTTTGCCCTGGAGTGGTGCCAAAGAGGTGATCGGAAACCGGAATCAGCCCGAAATCGTCGGTAATTTTAATGACAATATTGTAAGCATGCTTGTCACGGACAGTATTAGGCGAGATCAGGGAGACAAAGTCAATAGAGACGGTGTTACAAAGAATTCCACCACTAATCTGCTTCTTATGATGCAAAAGGTCTTCAATATTGACGTCGACCTAGTGCAAGATACCAAAATGGGCATGCTAGACCAGCCCTTGACTGAATATACGGCAGACTTTCAGTTTGGTGAAGTCGATGGAGGCCGTTATATCAGCGCTGAATTGGTTGACGAGGGCACTCAGAGTACACTGGACTGTAAAACGTACAACCCAGTAGTCGAGCAAGTCATTTTTGTTGATTCTGGTCTTTACATCAATACTTAGTCATGTCAATTCAGATTCTTAGCCGTCGCTCTAGCGTTTTGCATGATCGTCCTAATCCCTTGCGGATTGGCGCTGGTGAACTGTGCGTTAACACTAATCCAAATGATCCAGGCCTTTATTTTGCCGATAGCACTGCTTCACCTTCAACAGGCTTGATAAAAGCTGGCCCCACTTTCGTCGGATCGACTGCGCCGAACACACCTGCCGCTGGTTTTGCGACGTCCAGCAAAGGGGAGTCTTGGTTAGACACTGCGAGCACTCATATTTTAAAAATACATGACGGCTCAAATTTTCAGACTGTGAAAGCAGTCGCTTCAAACAGTGCAGGAAAACCGAGCAATCCTGTTGATGGACAGCTTCATTACGACAAAACTGCCAACGATTTATTTATGTACGACGCTACCGGCGGCAACTGGATAGCAGTTTAGTGGCTTATTAAATGATCTAAGATTCTGTCTAGTTTTGAATGCACTGATTCCATTTCTCTTAGGAAGTCTTCTTTCAAGACGTAATTATCTGTGACTCGATCCTGAAGATCATCAAAATCATCTTCAAGGCGTTCAAAACGGCGTTCCAATTTAGTATTGAAGGAGCTTAGAGCGCGTGACAAACCAGTGAAGGCACCGATACCACCCGTTATTACAGCAGTAATCATTTCAGGCGTCACGCTGCCTACAAATCTATCTTTCTATTCTAAGGGATTTAACAAATTAGAATGATGATACGAGTTTAAAAGTATATGGCAACGGGATACGAGCCCAATATTGAGGGTGCTTTGACAGTACTCGTTGATTTAATGAATGCAAACGCATTCACCATGACTCGTCAGCCTTATGAGCCTAACTATAGAGGCTTGGTTGATGCTCTTATTGACCTTAAAGAAGGCTTTCCTGTATTTTCTCCTGAACGTGTCGGGTTCGACGTTACAACTTTTGAAGATGTAGCTGATGGTGACGCGCTTTATCTTAGAGCTAGCGATGGAAAAGCAGGTAAAGCATTGGCTAATGGCACTTTAGATCAGGCTACGGTAGTGGGTTTTGCTGATACGGCCGCATCGTCGGGCGATGCTGTTAAATGCCTTGTAGCAGGTGTTCTTGACTATCCTTCTACAATTGACCCAGGTGATATCTATTTTCTAGATACAACAGCTGGTGCAATCGCAACGACAGCTCCATCAGGGTCTGGTCAGTATGTAGTGCGTGTAGGAGAGGGTGCTACGACTAGCGAATTTAGCATTCAAATTGAACCACCCATATTACTTGTGTAATGAGCACTAATTACGAGCCATATTCGCAGAATACTCAGGGCTTAGCAGAGGTTTTAATTGATCTCAAGTCGACACTATCTGGTAGAACTGTCTACTCAGTAGCTGGATTTGGCGCAATTGCGTTTGAGAATGTTTCTCAAGGTGATGCGGTTTATGCGCGATCAAGTGATGGTCGGGTAGGAAAAGCGTCTAATAATGGAACTCTTGATGAAGCAACTTGTGTCGGCTTTATACAGACTTCAAAGCTGGCAGGAGAAGAGGCACGTGTTTTGATCGTTGGCATATTGTCTAAAAGCGGTCTCGATGCAGGCGATACACACTATTTAGGTGTGAACGGCGGCATAATTTCAACTCCGCCAACAGGTCCAAATAAGTATTTAGTACGTATTGGTGAAGGTATTAGTACCACTAACCTTGCAATTCATATTGAGCCACCTATCCTCTTAACTTAAGTACGTGCGATAGGATGGTTCAATAGACAGTTTAGTCACGAAATGTGTTTAAACTGAAAGGGAATTACAAATGGCAACAAAAAAGTCACTTATTCTCAATGCTGGTCTCTTACAGGAGCTTAATTCTTCTGCGGATAAACTTGACCTGGCAGGTAATAGTACGTCTGATTTATCAGAGGGTACAAATCAGTATTTCACTAACGCCCGCTCTCGGGGAGCTGTAAGTGTTACAGACTCCGGCGGATTAGGTTCACTTGCTTACAACTCTACCTCTGGAGTTATTACTTACACTGGACCGAGCAGTTCAGATGTACGAGGTGAAGTTTCGGTAGCATCCGGATCAGGACTAACCTATAACAGCGGCACCGGCGAAATCGGCACTAATGCGATACCGAACTCGCAGTTAGCTAATTCTAGTCTGACCATCGGCTCGACTGCAGTTGCTTTAGGCGCCACAGCCTCGACGATTGCAGGGCTAACGAGCCTCACGTCAACCACTGTAGTTGCAAGCACCACACTAAACATCGGTGCTGACGGTGCTGCAAACAGCATCAAGATTGCCTCCGGTGGAATCACTTACGAGGGCTCAGGTGTTGACGCACATGAGACAACAGTTTCAGTCGTAAACCCGACAGGTGATCGCACTATCAATTTTCCGGATGCTAGCGGTACTGTTGCTCTGTTAGGTTCTTTGAGTGCTGCCAATAGCGGGACCGGATTCGGTTCTCTTGCCTACAACTCTGGTACTGGAGCCTACACTTATACTGTTGTTACAGCAGCCAATATTAGGGCGCAGGTATCAGTTACTGATTCTGGTGGCGACGGTTCACTAGC